ATGCACTGGGTAGATCGCTAAAAGCCGCATAGTAGAAAACGATCTTATTAGCGCCCTGGCTAACGTCAAGAACACCATTTGTATCAATAATATCCGTAAGCGTGGTTCCGTTACCTAACGCAGCATAAATTTCATCAAAATTGTCGTTTATTTTATCAGCACCTACACGAAGAGTATCACCCGTGCCGTCATTCGCTGTTGTTCCAATTCCTACTGCTTGTTTTGCCATTTAAGCCTCGTCAAAAGTTTTGCTTGTTGCATCAAGTGTAACACTGGTTTCATCAAAAGTTGATGCTGGTGTAGCTGTGCTTTTTTCAGCAGTTACGTTTCCACCGCCTCCTTGTTGACCGCCAATTGTTGCTGTTTCTCCGGCAACGGTGATTGTATATGAGTTAGCGTCAACAACAGTGATCGTATAGCCTGTAGCTTGTTCTAAAACAGTTTTTGTAAAACCGTCAAATGGTTGTGTTTTACGAAAAATAACAATATTAGATGTACTGCGTCCATGAGAAGGCTCAAACACAGTAATCACTGAAGAACCTGCATTACCTGAACGGAAAGGGTTCATTAGCAAAAGAACTTGGACATCTGGCTCTTTTCTCGGATCTGGCCTTGGGTTCCTTAAAGCTTCGGGGTCAGGCGAATGCCTCACAACCTCAAGCTGTGGGTGCTTCGGCTCCCACTCGTCTTTTCCCACAAGCAGACCATTCCATTCTTGCCGCATATTACGCAGACGATAACGGAAACCAGATCTATCTGATATTCCATAAGCGTCTTTGCCAACAGCGAACTTACTCATTAGCCAACCCTGTAATACTGTAAATTAGGAGTTACGCTAAACGAGGCTCTGTCTCTATCTTCAGCCTGCGCTCTTTCAAACTCCTCATCGTATATAGCTTTTAACATTTGAATGCGATCAGGAGCTTTTTTAATAGCCAAATAATACGATAAACCAGCAGCTAGGCATGGATAAAATCGAAAAGGCATTTTCAATGTGTTATCGTAATCATCCGCGTCATCCATGCGAGTCAAACAATCATACACGATAATATCTGTAGCGTTTTCTGGAGCAGGCCATATTTTAATTTCAGGGGTTATTTGACGATTCACAAAAAGCTGTGTTGGCCTTCCTTCTGTTGTTTTAGTAGGAATAGCTAAATACTGATCACGGCTTATCCTAGACATTGAAAAATCAGTGCCTTCTCTACGAACCGCAAAAGACAAAACATCAATAACGTCCGCACCAATAGAATAGCTTGATGTGGATTTAGTTAAAGCCTGTGTGCGTTGCTCAATAGTCCACTGGTTTAAGCCTCTATTAGCCCAATCAGCCAGCATTAAATTTAAAGACCTTCTAGCTGTTTTTAAATCGTAGCCAGTGCGAAGCTCTAAACCACAACGCTCAAAAGCTTCCTCAATGTAATCACTTACATCTAGCTCAAAATCAGTTGACCCAGAAACAGCCATTACTTAACTAACCCCATAGCCATAAGTTTACGAGGAGAAACTTGTTTAGCAGCACCGCCACCTCTCATCTTTTTGGGAGCAACCCCACCACCGCCACGCATACGCCTAGCTTGTTTAGCAGCGCCACCACCCATCATCTTTTTAGGTGCAGTCGCACCGCCACCACGCATACGTTTACCTTGTTTTTTGGCACCTACCATTCTCGTGTCTCCTGTATCTGCGGTTTAAGATCAAATTAACGTAATCTTCTGTGTCATAATTTTGGTAGTATCCCATTTTTTCCAGCTTTTGACTAGCCTCATCTAATTCTGACAATCTTTGTATGAATACCATCGTAAAATTTGTTTGAAAAGCAAGCAGCCAAAGATCAATTTTATTGTAGGCAAACCACTCATTCATTGCCACACAAGCCGCTTCAACTTCTTCGTATGTTTGTGATGGTTCCTCTTCTAAACAGATTACAATTGAATGCTTATCGTTAAATTTATTACACTGTGCCGCTATAGTTTCCCATAAATCCTGCCTGCTAACACACTCAACTATTCTTAACTTGTCTTCTTTAAAAGCTTTTTTTGCATAAGGACAAGGCGCAAACCCCAGATCTGGGTCAATCACACTTAAATCATTCATAACCCAATCTTCAATTAGCTTTAAGATTTCTTTCTTCTCTTTAATGACTTCACCCTTCTTGGCTTACCTGATGGTTGCCCAAGCCTCTTCTTTTGCGAAACCCTACTACGTTTTTCCGCTGCTGTCATTTCTTTGGTTGTTTTGGGGGTTTTAGAAGAGACACGCTTGGAGGGGCGACAATATGGAGTTTTCCGTTTATCACCTTTGCTACGCCCACACGCTTTCCCCGTGGAAACATCCTTCCAGTCCTCTTTGAACCATCTTTTGAGAGCCAGCCCACTTTTGGTTTTCCTTACCGCCATGCTAAAACCCTATCACCACTCTAAAAGCTTATCACTACTATTCGGATCATATTCACACATATAAGATCTGGGGCAAAATTCGCTTACTATCATTGATTTCCTAGTCTTGTTTGCACCCAGATAAATACAATGCCATTCACCATTCACTTTCTTGTACTTTTCAAGCCTACACTCAACAAACTTAGTGTCTGCTCTTGCTATCATAGAAATCACTACAGCGAAAAGAACTATAACAACAACTATAACTCCACTAATCATAAAGAACTGTTTTAGGTTCTCTTCAAACTCTCTAGCTTCCTGTATTTTTTTTCGTTTCTCCGCCGCCGCAACTTCTCTAGCGGCCTGTATGCGTCTAGCCCTCTCTTCTGTGATGGATTTCCAGGTGCCGGGGCCAAAACGCAAATCAATCATTTGCGCTATTTCTCGCATTTGCTCTTGCGCTAACTTAGCGTCAATTACCTCTCTTGCAACATTTGTAACACCAAATTGATCACCTACACCAACGCCAGACTTCTTGCTTCTCTTATGCTGAACCTGTTTTTCTCCCTCAAACAGATTATCAATATATCCAGCAATATCAGAGACATCATTAGCAGTTCCAATAGCACTCTTGATGCCATCGACTGCACTTTTAAATAATGCGAATCCTGCAAGAGCAGTCGAAATTGGTTCCATTTATATCTCTACGAATATTTAGTTTCTTTTCTTTTGTTACTCATGACAATTCCACAACCTCTAGCAACATTTGGGTTACTAGAAGGCCGCTTTGCCTTTGTAACTGCCCCTCCAACTTCCATTTTTTTAGGCTTATTCCCCCAATTCTTTGCCCCAACTTTTCTGCATTTTGCAATAGCGCCTGAAGCATATGCGCTTGGAAAAACCTTATAACGAGCTTTTACTTTTTTATAACAAGCGTCTTTAGGCATCTTAGAACTCCGCTTTGATGGTGGGCTTGAAATTTGTTTTGGGATGGAACTGCGCGAGATTGTCATTATACGTCCTTCCTGTAAATTCTTCCCACATAGGCTGAAGCATAGAATGGTTGGCATCTACTTTTACAGCAATAACAGCAATAGTTTTATCAACATGTATCAAAGTGGTTGCAATCCAGCCTAAAGCACTAACGCAGATACCTACAAAAGCGACAAACAAAGTCCCACCCACAACTTGCTTACTTAACATTTCCATCTCCGCCTAGCTGCACAAATACGTTTTTTCGGCGTTTTCTTGCAACTGATATTGTGCATTTTCATTTGCCCTTTTGAGCGACTGCAATAAGAAGAACGGCGCTTTGCAGATTTGCTCCCCTTCTTAACATCGCCCGTAACGGCTGTTTTTAACTTACTTCCGGGGTTTTTACGCCTGTAAGCCGCAACACCAGCCTTAGTCATTCCCGCCCCAGACTTTGTGGGGCGGAAATTCTTTTTATTTCTTGCAGGCATTTTGTCTTCTTTACGCGCCATGTTGCACCTTTAAGACAAAAAGAGCGTCAGTTGATTACTACTTCCTGTAAACGCACTAACATACGCACCACTTGTGGCAAGTATCCCATCATCTGGAATGTTTATTTGATGATAACCTGATGGAAATGTTTGCGTAATTAATGTGTCACCAGATGCACTACCGTCTTTTATTGTAAACGCTCCTGCCGCAGCAGCATAAATTACAACTTGACGAATGCGTGAACGTGCAGGGCCAACAACAGCCGCAGCACTTCCTTGTGCATGATTAAAGGCTTGTACTGGACCAGCCATATTAGCCTCCTACTACGCTAAGTTATTGTTTTGCTGATACAGAATTGTAAAGCGAACAAGACCTGCGTTTGTTGCGGCAGAAGCTGTTACAGTCAAACGAATGTCTGCTGTACCAGTGTCCTGCCAAGCCAAAGCAGCGCCAGCTTGTGTTGTTGGGTAGACTCGACCAGCGTCTGTTCCAGATGCAAAGGTGTTCAAAATTGTGGCTGCGCCGCCTGCTGTGTCTCCAATACTAAGGTTGGTTGAAGCATTTGCGGCTGTAATGATGTCAATCACACAGTCAATAATCTGAGAGTTTGCA